CCACCGAAGCATCCCGCGCCCAGCGCGACGGGAACTGAACCCGCAGCGTGCCCGTGAACAGCGGCACCGCGGTATCCATGGGATCGGTCCCGACGCGCGTCTCTATGGCCTCGAACTCGACCGCCCCACTCCGCGCGTCGCGCCAGCCCACCAGCCCCCCCACAGTCTGGTGCAGCAGCAGCCCCACATAGGCCACGCGCTTCGTCCGCGTGAGCGATGCTCCATCCAGCGCCGCCGCCTGAATGTCCAGCGGTTCCACTTCCGACACGTAGCTGAACCCCACATGCACCAGCTCGCCGGGCTGTTGAAGCGTGATGGCGCCGCCCCCCGACACCACCACGTCCGGATGCGTCGCGCCATCCACCAGAACCGCAACGGTGCGCCCCGCCAAGTGGTCCAACCCGCCGATGCTCGCCGTGGCCGGGCCGGAATAGGTCAGCCCGCAGTCCACGAAGAACGCGTCCCGCGCGTCGGTCCCCACCGGGGCAAACTCGGGCGTCATGACCTCCACGAACCGCCGCACGGCTCCCGCATAGTCGCGCTCGACGCACACCCAGAGCTGCCCTTCCGCCCCGGCCGGGATCACGGCCGCGGAAAGCACCTTGGCCGCCGGCCCGCCCAGCCGGTGCCGGTGCCAGGCAACCACGTCCTGATCGCGCATGTACGTCGCCGCGGCCATGGTGCCGTCGCCAAGCACTGCCCACACCGTCCGCCACGGGTCTTGATGCCACGCGGTTTCCACCACGCCCGGCCGCAGCACATGCCGCGCCAGCGCGGAAAGCTCCGCCGAGGTGTAGCCGTCCCGGTTGAAGTCGTAGCCGATCTCCCAGAGCGTGCGCGCACTTCGCCCGACGTGCAGCGCCGCAAAGCCGACCGTGAGCGCCGCAACGGCCGCGCTGCCCGTCGTGGTCTGCCGCCGCGCCTGGACCGAAGTCGGGCGGAGGCTTTCGTTGTTGTCGCCCGAGATGGCGAACTCCGCCGCCGGCGTGCCAGCCATCAGCGCGCGCAGCGGCGCCAGCCAGCGGATCGCGTTCACCTGCCCGTCGAGGATCGAAAAGGAAAGGCCGTCATCCGCCGCATTGCCCGTCGTCATGTTCTCGAAGTCGCCCGTCTTCGAGGTCCACACCGTCTGCGGCTGGTTGGGCGTGCCGGCAAAGACAAGCCGTTCCTCGAAGAAAGCGACCACGCTAGGCCAGTTGCCCGAGCCCCACACGGAAGGCGGCGAGGTAAAGGAGATGGTCGTCAGGGTCCAAGCCGTGTGCCCCGTGCGGGTCAGCTTCCGCGGCGCGTGCTGCGGATGCACCAGATAGAGCACGTCCGCCGACTGCACCCAGCGCAGAAGCGGCAGATCGGCCGCGCTGTAAGGGTTGGCGATTTCGTAGGGCACGCCGGGCGTAACCTCGATCTGCCCGCCGTCGCGGTAGAACCGGAACCAGCCCGCCGTCACCTCGATCACGTAGGCCTGCACGGTGGAAAACTCGAAGGCGATCAGCCGCGCGACGGCATCTCCGCGGGTCCGCGCCACAAACCGCGTGCCCGGCCGCCGCGTCGCCGGCCCCTCGGCCAGCACCAGCATATTGAGCAGCGTCTTGCAGCCCGACGCGTAGCGGTTCAGATCGGCGCGCGCGTGCAGCGTCGGGTTGAGCTCGCCCGCGTTAAAGGCCAGCACCGCCGGGACGGAGCGGGTCATCTACCCCTCCGCGTGCAGGCGCGACAGAAGCCCGCCCACGCCCGCCATCAGCGCCCAGTAATGACCATCCGCCGAACCGGCGAAGGTGGTGATGGTCTGCCCTCGATCATTGACCAGCACCACCGCCAGCGCCACTATGCGCCCATCTGCCAAGCGACGCGTCACCCGCTCGGCCGCTTCGACAACGTGCTTCGTGGGCGCCGTCATCGGATCGGCCCATAGCCGCTGAAGCGCGCGTTTACCCAGTCATCCGCGGTGAGGCTCTCATCCTGGGACTGTTCGAGCGCGTCCACTTGGCGCGCCTGGCGCACCATCGTGTCGCGCAGCGCCAGCATGGCGGCGGCCTGGGTCGTTGAGTTGGTGATGCCGAACGCGATCAACGCGGCGAGCTGCGCCGCAATCGCATCGGCCAGCAGGGGCCCAATGAGCCCGGGTTCGGTGAGCCGGCGGACGTAGCGCACCCGCAGCGGCGCGCCGAGATCGGTCAGAAGCTTTGCCCCCTCGATGCGCCAGCGGCCGGCGCTGCGCAGCTCGCCGTCCACCTCGATGACCCGCAGGCAGTCCGGCGGCAGCGTGAAGGCGCGGGCAAACCCGAATGCCGGCGGCGTCACATCGGCCGCTAGCACCACGCGGGCCGCCGCATCGTTCCACGGGTAGGACCGCAGCACGGCATCTCGCGCCGGGCCATAGTTGCGCGCACAGAGCCGCGCCGAGGTGGTGGGGTCGTCGAGCGAGACAATCGGCCCCGCTCCCAGCAGGTCCAGAGCGCGATTGCAGATTTCGACGACCGACCCCGCCACGCGCTACCGAGGGGCGGTTGCCCGCCCCCCGTCCCCGGTCAGGTGTTGTCCACGAACAGCGCCCGCAGCAGCATCCGGCCCGAGGCCGGCAGCGCCGCAACCGACGTGGTCATGATCAGCGCCTCCCGCGCGGTCAGTCGCACGCCCATCGCCGCGTTGAGCGCGAAGATCGTCCACTGGTTGGTGGCCGTGAGCGTGGCGGCCGCGCGGTACTTGTCCACCGTGCCGGTGATGCCGAGGGCGAACTGCGCCGAGCCGAGTGACACGGACGGGTTCGCCGCCAGCTCGATGATGCGCTGGCCCGGCTGAAAGATCATCTCCGGGATGGCATAGGTGCCGGTGGCGTCGCTCGCGAAGGTGAACTCCGCGAGCGCGATGCGCAGCTTGCCCGCGTTGATCGCGTGCTCGATGGCGGGGCCGCCGGGCACCAGCGGGGCGGCGTTGGCATTGACGAAGGGCATGTGTTCGCCTCCTCAGAAGGTGGTCGGGTGGCAGCGAATGTCCACGACGCGCTCTTCCTCCATCCGGACGGAGCCGAATTGCGCGGTCATGATCACCCGGTTGTTCGCGTTCTTCGCCGGGTCCGGCAGAACCGTGGTGAACGGCTCTTCGTTGATCCCGAAGGTGAGGGCGGTGCGGCAGTAGGCCGCCACGCGCGCATTGCCCGAGCTGTCGAACTGCATGATGGGGTTCACCGCGCGATGGCTCACCACCACGAAGGTGAAGCCCATGAAGCTGTTCACCTCGCCGTAGTAGAGCGCGCGCACGGTGTTGAAGTCGGCGCTCGACACGGTCGTGTCGCGCAGCAGCGAATTGATTTCGCGCTGGCGGCAGGCGATGAACATGCCGCCGTCATTCTCGTCGGCGCCGGCATCGAGCAGCAGCTCGCGCGCACGCCGCAGCTTGGCGACGGTCAGCGAGGAGTTGGTGTTGGACCCGCTCTCGACGTAGTCCACCGGGACAATCTGGCCCGAAGGCAGCGGAACGCCCGTCTCGCCAGAGCGGCCAGTCGCAGCCGTGGCGAACATGCCCTGGAGGATCGTCCGGTCCATCTGCCGCGCCATGCCGGCCGCGAAGGCGCGCACATAGCTGGACGACGGGTCCTGGAGCATCCGGTTCGTGTCCTGACGGTCCACGATCTCGTTCATGGCCCAGGGGACGGACGCCAGGCGGCGGCGGCCGTGCGGAACCTCGGTCATCTGCCCATCGGCATGCCGCGAGGTGATCTCGACGGGGTCCACCTGGCCGATCTGGTCGAAGAAGGCGAACTCGCCGCGCACCGGCTCCACGGTCACGGTGTTGCGCAAGCGGCTGTTCATCTGCTGCGCCAGCATCCAGACATTTGCCTGGAACTGGTCAACGAAGGCGCGGTTGATTTGGGTGCTCATGGGCTTCCCTCAGATCGCGTTACGACGATCCGCGGGATTGCCGAGCGTGTGCCCGATCCGGCGCGTTGGGCGAGGCGCTCGCCCCGGGCGGGCTGCTTTCAGCCGGTCATCGGGCCGTGAGGTTGTCCGCGCCCGAGTGCTGCACGTCCCGGGGCGCGCCGGTCAACGCACCCGATGTTCGCGAACAACTTACGCCCGCTCCCGCGCGGCTGCGATGGCCTCGGCCAGGCCATAGACCCGCGCGACGGTCGCCTTGTGCTCGGGGTGCATCTTGTCCCAGTAGGGACCGCCGGCCGCCATCAGCCGCGTCCGCTCCGCCTGCATTTCGTCGGGCGTGGACAGCGCGCGGCGCGCCTCGCCGGTCATGCCGGCCGGCAGGTCTTCGGCCAGCGCCTCGCCGATCCGGGCCATCATGCGCACGAGTGCCGCGCCGCCGGCCCGCGCCTCGAAGGCAGAGATGGCCGCCTCATCGCCGAATGCCTTCATGGCGCGCTGCGCCAGCGCCACCTTGCGGTCGAAGTTGTTGCCCCACTCTTCGCGCAGCACGTCGTCCATCCGCCGGCCGTCCGGCTCGATCCCGTCCGCAAGCCGCTGCATCTGCGCCGCCGCG